ACGCGGCCTTCGCAGGCACGACCCTGGCGGCTGTCGCAGCGTAGTTCCGCATCGGCCACTTGATCTCGAGGTTGCCGGCAATACCTCGGTTGCAAGTGCGCAGCATCGTCTTCAATTTTTTCTCGGCCTCTTCCTGGTCGGCTGCAGCCTTGGTGATCGTTTTCTTCGCCTCGAGGATCTGACGCGCCAGGCGCTCGCCTTCGGTGCCCAGGTCGATCGATGCTTCGTCGGCCTGGGGGAACATGCGATCAGCATCCTTGCTATTGAGCGGCTGGTACCAGTCGATGATCTGCTTCTTCTTCCAGACATCCAGCCGGCGCTGGAAGTCGGTGGCCAGGTCATAGATCCGGTCGACCAGCGGCTGGTGCGGGCCGAAGAGGAACAGCCTGAGCTCGGTGCCTTGATAGAGCACAGCGATGCAGCCCCAGCGGGCCTGGACGATGTCCATCTGGGCCTGTAGTTGGATCGGGCCACGGTACAGGGCTGGCGTGTCTTCCGGGCTGACGCTGGTCAGCTTGGCCTCGAGCACGCCTGTGCCTGCGAGCTCGATCTGATCCTGGCCGATGACGTAGATCCCGGCGTCAGGGTCAGTGGTGATGATCTGCCCGCCGCCGTCAGCGGTGCCGTCCAGGCTGCAGCAGAGCGGCACGTCGGGGTGATAGCGGGCAGCAGGGTGATCGGTGACCAGGTCGATCAGGCGCAGCCGGCGGGCGGCTTCACGGAGGATGACGGGCTCGAGCTCATTGCCCCAGTGCATTGCCTCATTGGTTTCCGATCGGACGTTCTCGCCGCGCATGGCGCCGATGCTGTACTGCAATTCATCGTTCGGGCTGCGGTACTTCGACAGGCCCATGAGCGCCGGCAATCTGCTGGCACTGAGCATGTCATCCGGGGTTACCTTACTGACCATCGTGCGTCTCCTGTAGAGCATAGACCCGCACGACTCGAGCGTGCGCGGCCGGGTGATGCGCCTCGGTGTATCCGATGGCGCGGAACTGTCGGGTGCGGAAGACCGCGCCCAGCAGACTGGGGTGAGTGCCAGGCGGCAGGGTGACCGCCTCGCGTACTTCATTGATACTGACGAAACCGTGCTGGCGGGCGTACACGATGGCCGCTGCCCGGCACCGCTCGAGTAGGTCAGCGTGCTGTACCTCGAATAGGCCCAGCTGCTGCTCTTTGATTGTCCGACCCTCGAGGCTCATAGCGCGAGCCCCAGCAGTACAACGGCAACGACGCAGAGCACCGCGATGAACCCGTCAGACAGACGGCGCTTGGCGCCAGGCTTGCGCAACAGGTAGTGCTGGATCTCGAGCTCCTCCCAGGTTGGTTTGTGCCGGAGCTCCGGCCGGTAGCCGGTGCCGATCGGCACCTTGGACAAGGGTTTTGACTCACGCATTGCAGGCCTCCAGAAGGTTGCGAACTTGCGACGGCGCCCAGTTGGTGCCGCCACGGGGGGTTGCGATACCGCGTGCTTGCAGGGCCGCAGCGATCTCGCGAAGGGTGGTGCAGCCGGCACGCTTGATGTCGGCCACGATCGGCGCCAGGCGCGTAGCGTAGGCACTGGCGCGGGCCTGGATGGCAGCGATACCGGCGGCGCTGCCGCGCTCGGGGACCGGGCACCCGAGTTTCACGCCACGGGCCTTCGCGGCCTGCAGGGCAGCTTTGGTGCGGCGGCTGATCTCTTCGCGCTCATGCTGGGCGACAACTGCGCGGATGCCGAACTCAAGGGTGCCGGCGTGCGGCATGTCGGCAGCGACGATCTGTACGCCGGAGTCTCGCAAGGTCAGCAGGAACGCAGCCTGACGGGAAAGGCGGTCGATCTTGGCGATGAGCAGGGCGGCGCCGGTACGCTTGCACATAGCGATGGCTGCAAGCAGCTGCGGCCGGTCATTGTCCGAGCCGGACTCGATCTCGGTGAACGAGTGTGTGATGTCTGCGGCGTACTGCTTGACCGCAGCCTGCTGGGCCTCGAGGCCAAGGCCAGACTGGCCCTGGCGTTCGGTGGAGACGCGGAAATAGGCGACGAACTTGGTCATGGTGTTGCCCTCTTTCTGGGGTCAGCGGATGACGAACGGGGCCAGCAGGAGCACGGGCACGAGCGCCCAGGGTGATCCGGTGGCGAAGGCGGCGCCGAGGCCGGCGCCGAGTGCGATGAACGCGAGGATGGCCAGGATGCGCATGATCAAGCCTGCACGCTGGTGATCAGGCCGTAGTTGGCCAGGGTTTCGAGCAGCGAGGCGGCGCGGGCACGCTCAAAACCGTTGTAGCTGCGATCGATGCAGCGCTTGCACTGAGCTACAACGGGCTGCAGGTATTCGCCAGGAACGCCATCGCGGAATGCTTTGGCGGCGCGATATGCGAAGTCTTGATTGCCTGGTACGCCAAGCACCTCATTGATGGTGCCTGCGAGGACTGCCCAGTTCTCTGGCTTGACGGTGCGAGTGGTGTTGCTCATCTTCAGACTCCTGTTTTTCGGTGGTCTGCGATATCGCTGCGATATCGCTGGAACGAATACTCGCACGGTTCTTTTGCGGCTGTCAAATACCCAATCGGCTGGGAGACACTAGGGGAAACCCTAACGTAAGGCATTGACGCTAGGCTAGTCCAGTAACCAACCGGTATCATCGCGAGATCGCATTGATACAAGGAAGGCCGATGGACATCGAGCCCTACAAGCCCTTCATGGTCAGGCTGAAGCCGACGACCAGGGAGATGCTGGATAAGGCGGCTGAGGATCAGCGCCGCAGCCGGGCCAGCATCATCGACGAGCTCATCCGCACGCATCTGTCGAGCCGCTACTCGGACGTGCATCAGCGCATTGAGCGGCTGCTGGCGCAAAGATGATTACATCCGCAAAAAACATGCGCCCCGGTGAGTTGTTTGTTCTGGAGAGCGACGGCGAGATTTTTCAGTACGTTGCGCCAGACAAACTCGAGCCGGTTTGCGGTTTCTCCGATTTTCATCTGGTGATGCTCCGGCGCGTCAAGCACACGCCAGACGGCCCCCGGCATGTCATGCGGGTTGCCCATTTATGGTTTGACGCTCCGGTTTTACATGGCGACCTAGCAAAGCAAAACTTCCAAGCGATAGCCGATGCTGTGGATGATTGGATCGCCCTCTCGCAGACAAATGGTGCGCAATGATCAAGCGAGTGCGCAACCTGCAGCCTGGCCAGGTCTTCATCTTGAAGCGCACGGGCGAGCGATACGTCTTCATCCGACGGTGTCACGAGACGCCTGGCGGCACCCGGCATGTCGTGCGGAAGATCGGTTATGCCCGAGAGAGCAGCCTGCACCATAGCTGTCACGTCGAATGGAAGGGCGACTACGACGCGCACGTCCTGGCGCAGTGGCTGGGGCTGGGATCCGACCCGCGAGCGGTGCACGAGGTTGAACTGGTGCTGCTCAGTCAATGGGCAGAGCGCGAAGGGATTCGTGCGTGAGCCTGGCGGTCTACTTCGTGATCGACGGCCCTGCGGTCGGCAAGGGCCGGCCCAGGGTGTCGACCATTGCAGGCAGGCCGAGGATGTACACGCCAGCGAAGACGGTGGCCTGGGAGCGCCTGGTGACGGAAGCCGCGGCCAGTGCGATGGGCAGCTGGGCGCCCTCCTCTCACCCGTGGGCGGTGCGCATCGTGATCTTCGCGCCGATCCCTGCCAGCTGGTCTAAACGCCGCCAGGAGGCCGCAAAGCGTGGCGATGAGGTTCCGGGCAAGCCGGATCTCGACAATGTCGCCAAGGCCGTTCTGGACGCTTGCAACGGGGTGCTCTACGACGACGATAAGCAGGTGGTGCAGCTGCGGGTCGAGAAGGCTTACTGCACTGACCCAAGGACGGAAATCTATGCACACGAGGTGCTCAGGTGAGTAATGGGACGAGATTCTGCAGTCATTGCCAGATGCGAAACGGGCTCCTCGACGGTGGCGCCTGGAGGATCAGAAACGGGGGCCTGCACCGGCGCTGGATCTGTGGATCTTGCGTGTCACGGATGCGGGAGCGTGCATCCCAACGCCAGGGTGATCAACCTGCCGGATGGCCGCTCGGTTGGGAGTCACTCGGAGCAGTACCGGGCGTGGTGC